ATTCTCAATTCTATATTTTTATTATTTATTTAAAGATTGACTCCTTCATCTAAATCTTTTTCTACTTTTTTTATTGTTTCATCTAACTGCTGAAAAAACTTATCCATACCTGTCATTTCTTTGAACCCAAACATCTGTGCTGTATCTAAAATATGCTCTTTGACTTGCACAGCCTCTGGATCATCTGATAATGATACACGGAAGAAAAATAACTTTTGCTTTTCTAAGAATAATTTTAACTTTTTAACATAATCTTTCTTTTCATCATCACTGAGTATCCGAGGGTTTGACATAGTATGTGCTAGGTCATCTTGTATCTCTGCAAGTTCTGCAAGTGCTGCTCTAACCTGTGCTGATCTAAAAAATTCAGTCATCAATTTTTCCCCTGTACTTGTTCAATTAAATGTTTTCTATATTCTAGCATATTAATATTTAGAAAAGGAATATATTTTTTAATTTTCAAACTGACGGATTCCCACACTGGGTCAATCAATTTATCATCGTGTTCTTTGACATATGAAAAGATGTTCTCATAGATAATCATCTCTTCGATTGATATATTACTTGAAAGATGCTCTTTAAGTATTGGTGAGTGTCCTTTCTTACAAGAAAAGAACTCCTCGATATCATACTCTTGCACTATACGATCTGCATTACTCTTAAATACCTCAAATAAATTATCCATTTGTTCTGACCATTTAGTATATGTCTTCTCTCCACTATCAATAATCAATCCGATCCATACACCTTGGGGATCAAATGTCTGTGTGAAGTTTGCAAGAAAGAAGTTTTGTATCTCTTGTTCTGTTTTCTTTCTTGACATTCTTTCAAAGAAGTATCTGTCCTTCCTTTTATGAAAAGACGCAGTGGATGCTCTGGAACGACCACGATACTTGAAGTAATCATACTTCTCTTTTGTAAAGTGGTTTTTAAATGCCAGATAAGTTTTGTATACTTCAATCGGGGTCAAATAATTATAAAGGTAATTTTGCTCTGGATGTTTTCTTCATGAAGTTTAATTGTTGTGCATCATATTTTAATTTCTCTTTCAAAGGCTTTGAAATTAATTTTGATACAGCATCTAATTCAATCTTATTTTCCTCACAGAAAGTAATGATAGCATCAATATAGTTAAAGTTATTATCTTTAACTATTTTTTCTACCTCTTCTGCAAATCTTGATTGACAAAGGAACTTCTCCTTCATGATGTCATCAACTTTAGTTGTCATATTCTCTTGTTTTGTGTTCGACAAATTTTTTAATGTACCTGGTAAGAAGTTTAATATACTCACCTTTGTCTCGCTTTTCGTAGACTTTGCATTCTCCATTTTCAGCTACCATAATAGTGATCAATTTTTTAACTGGAATACCAGTCATTTCATAGTACATACATGCGTATGCTGTCTCTTGAACGAAATAGTTCTCGATCCATTCTTCGGGTTTTATTTTGGTTGAAGTCTTAAAGTCTATTACTGCAAGTTCTCCATCATACTCTGCTATACAATCAACTCGGCCTGCAAGACCAAAGTAATCGCTATATAAAGATTTCTCTAAAGCATGTATGTTATCTATACGATCAAGAAGTTCCTTAGATTGTAGAAATAAGAACTTAGTAGAGGGAAGAACATTTTCTAATGTATTAATGTCTTCATTCTTTAAGTAGTGTTCAACTAAATCGTGATACTTAGTTCCTCTAAATGTAGATTCCCTAGTTATCTTATTTGCTTTTTCATCACCAACTTTTTTTCTCCATTCATAAAATACTTCACGATTGTAGAAACTTGTAACTGATGTGATAGAAGGATATAAATCCCCAGATGGAACTTTGTAAAAACGAGTTCCATCAATGCTTGTTGTTTGTAAATCAACTTCACCTTTTAAATAATCTAAGTGTTTAAACATTACATACCTAAAGCAATTTTTGTAAGGAGATAATTTCTGACAAGTCCAGAACGAACTATATCATCGATATCGAATTCAATAGATTCAAAATCATTAGTCATTGATAGAATAACTTTTTTGAAATCTAAGATTCCGTTCCTTTCGTTGGTCTTTACAAGATCAGTTTGTGCAGCATCACCACAGAAAATAATCTTACAGTTTTCACCAACTCTTGTTATTATACTATCTAATTCATGAAAATTCAAGTTTTGCATTTCATCTACTAATATAATACAATTATCCATTGTAGTTCCACGAATGAATGAGGTAGACCAAAACCCAACTGTCTCTTGAGTTTTCAATGCACCATACAACATTTCAAAGTCTTGATCAGATGGCATTTCAAACATGTACTTAACCATATTCTTATATGGAATCTGATATAAAAATGACTTGTCCTCGTGGTCACCTGGTAAGAATCCAATCTCTCTTGTAGATACAAGAGAACGAACCACATATACCTTTTCGTATGGAGTAATTTCATTCAATACATCTCGAAGAGCAAGATATAATGCTACGAAAGTCTTACCTGTACCTGCACATCCATATGCAAATATATTCTTACCCTTTTCATATGCATCAAAAAATTTCTCCTGATTTTTAGTTAATGGTTGAATTTCAACCATCTTATCAGTATTAATTGGTTTTTTTCTTTTTAGTTGTTTAGCACTCATGCTACCAATCCCCGAAGAGTTTCCGTTTCCGTTTCTTTTTTTAGCTGGCATTAGAATGAATAATCTCTATTTTTACGAACAGTTGAACCTGGTTGTTTTGATGCTCTGTCTAGCACTTCATTCCAACCACTAGATTTTGCTTCTCCTGTCCATCTAAACTCTCTTGATTGACTAGCACAACCTTCAGACCAATCTTTATCCCATTCTGGATTATCTTTTCTCCATTGATCATAAGCAGCCATTGTCATGGAGAGTTCTTTCTTCTCTTTCGTCTCTTTATGTATTACTGGGTATGTGGGCATAAGTTTTTTAAGTTTTGTAAAGTTATTTAGACCCATTCAAGGGCTTCGGACACAGAGGGAAACTGTTCGGTAAACACCTTTCGGCATCCCTCTGCAATAACCATATGTTCTTTTTGTGTTCCGTGTGCTGATCTTAGATTAATATAATGAATCCATGATCGACAAGAACCAGTCATATAGATTCTTGTGGGTGTACAGAGTGGTAATACCATTCTAGCACATTCCTTTGCAACTCCCTCCTCTAACATCTGTTGATATAAGGCGGTTGCAGAACTAAACAAAGTGTTCATTTGTAGTTCTAACTTTTGTTTAACAAAGGAGTCAAGATCGTCTGTTGAGTTCTGACGATTCTTTAGATCTTGTTTTCTAAGATCTGGGATAGGAATTTCTCCTAACTTTGTACTATCAGCATAACGCTGAGAGAACTCTTGAAAAGTAAATGATCTATGACGTAGAATCTGTGCTGCAATGGCACGAGTCGTTTCAATTTCAAGAGTCATACTAGATTGTTCAAATACTGACCAGTGATTATGTTTGATACAGTATTTTAACAATCCAGCAAACTTTTCATTGTCCTGATTACTTGGATTAGATACTCTGGCGATATACGCCATAGTCTTCTCTGCGTCAGGTGTAATGTTTACTAGTTTTACATCCATTACATTTCTTCTTGATCTGCGTAGGTAACATTTTTACCATTTGGTTCAACGTAAGCAGTAGGATCAGAATATACTTCTGCCTCTAACTCCTCGATAACAGTTTTCAAGTTTTTAATAATAAGTTTTAGATGGTTTTTGTCCATATCAAATAAAATAATTAAAATTAATTACTGACCTTCTAGAAGTATCAGTAGCTGTCACCGCTCTGTGTTTTTCGTTTGAATCGAAAATCACAAGTCGATTCTCTACGCTGTTAACTTTCATACCGTTGCTTTCAAATTCGGTATATCCGTTATTAGTATTTACATAATATATGGCCGTGATGCAATTGTCAACATCTCTATGAAATGCACTTTCTACATGTTCTGGTGTCTTCATATTTAGATTAGCTTTACATCGTACGATAGATACTGGATCGAGTTTTTTCCATATTGGACTCAAATCATTGAAGAATGGACTTACTGGTGCATAATTTGTATATAAAACATGTACAAATTGAAAGTCACCATCACCAGGCAAAACTATGCCATTTATACAATTCCAAGCAATTTTACTACCTAAAAAAAGATCTTGAATTTTTTTCAAGTCTTCGGGATCAAGAAAATTATCAATTAATTCATAATTCATCTTGTACTTGTTCTGCCTCTTTCATCAATTCTGTCACAAATTTTTCTGTGCCATCCATCATTTTAATTTGAAACAGATTAGATTTCATATATTTCTTTGTCTTCTTATACTTCTTGATGAGTTTTTTATACTCATCTTGATTCATTTCTATTTTGCCTTGTTTTGCGTCGCCAGAGTATTTACTACCAGCAACGTTCCTCTCATCAGCCATTTAGTATGTCTCCTTCAAAATTCATCATGGCAAGTAAGGTATCATAAGGAATCCATGCAGGCTCTTCATCCTCGAACTGCACTTCTACTTCTTTGATATTCTTCTGTAAGAATCTACTATATGAAGTTCTCACATTTTTCACAACACTCATGGGATTAATCATTTACGTTTTCTCTGAGATGGCTTAGATGAACTTTCTTTCTTTGGTTCTTCTGGATTCCACAACTTAGGATTAACAATACCCTTTGTTTGTTTCCAACCTTTTAGTCCTGTTTTGTACTTATCATAATAATAATCAAACATATCTGTTTGTTTCAAACATGTTGTAATGTCATAGAAAGTTTTTTCCTCTCCATTTTCCTTATCAACATACTCAACAAGGTATGCTGTGTATGGTAGTTTTTTGGACTCTGCTAATTTAGGATCACATTTCTCGTGAAGTACTTTCATTAGGATCTATTCCCCCATGTAATTTCTGGATATGCTTCTGACACTAATTCCTTAGTGATATTGTATTTTGTGTTTAGAGCTTTATCTTTTACAAGAACAAGGATCTCAGCTTCTGCTGGAGGTAGAGTCTCAAGTATATTAATAAAAAGACCTTCTCTTTTTATCTTATTCAATTGATCATCACCACCCTTTACAAAACGGTAAAAGTTTTTAGCGGAATTACGAATAGTTGTTCTCTGTGGTAATCCTTTCTCTCTATTTGCCTGCACATCGCCCTCTACAGGTTGATATGGAACATTACCCTCTGGTAACATAGAAATTACAGACTCATCAAAATTCCAAATCATAGTCATTTTGAATGAATCTTCTCCGTGAGTACGAAGTATGTCTAATTTTCTTGATTTTACTTTCTCAGAGTCAACCGCTTCCAGTAGTTCATGAACCATAGGATTTGGAGGCAGTTCTTTCTTTTTAACTGTTACTGTCCTTGGTTTAGTGGCAGTAGTTTTTTTACGAGTGGAAGTTTTCTTCCTAGTTGACGTAGATCTAGTCTTCGTCGCTGTCGTCTTCTTCGCTGTTGTCATTTGGATTTTCAAACCTCAAGGCTACTATTTCATCGGGAATTAACATTCCATTTTCATCATACAACTCAGGGTGAGTACCAAACGCACCTTGATTTTGCATATTGACGTAATTGTTTTGTTGGGCTAACCATCCAATTATACCACCTAATATCAAAAATGTAAAGCACATTATACTGAAGATAACAAGAATTACTGTTGTTTCCATTGGATTCCTCCCAAGGTTAGTTACTTTTTTTTCTTTTTTATATCTAACGATAGTCTAAACTCTCTGCCAAATAAGGAAAGTTTGATATCGAAGAACTTTGGTGTTTGTTTTGGCGGTTTCTTTTTATCTCCTTTGAGTATAAGTTCTACGCCTTTATTTATGTCCATATCTGAGGGAAACATGTTAAATTAATCTATGTTCCTTCAGATACTTCAAGGTTTGATTGGCATTACCTAAAACCTTACCATCTAACACTACTTGAGGCAAGGCAAGAGTGTCTGGAAACTTCATCTCAAATTCTTCTTCTGTATAGTCTTTATTCAATTCTTTGTATTCATACTCCTTACCTAACATTTCAAGTACAACTTTTACCTTGAAACACATAGGACATTCATCTTTACCGTAAATTGTGAACATAATTAATACTTAATTACTTTGACTTTTTCCCACTCATGCTCAAAAACACATATAGCACCGTGAGAGACTTCATTAAAACATATTGTAAGATATGTAGATAGTTTTCTACCATCTAAACCTCTATGAGGTTTGTCACCTACAAAAAGAACCCGACCCTCTATGTGGCCGAGTCTTGCAATAGAACCCTTACGGATTGCTACAGTTCTCTCTGTATCTAAGAAAACTTTCTTCGATTCCTCTGGTATCGGTTTTACCTTGCGATACCCAGAGGTGGCAGAATTCGTACAGGTGGCGGACATTTTCGAGAGTGTTGAATTGTTTTAAAGAAAGAAATGCTTGTTGGCGTATTGCCATACGTTCATCACGATATCTTAAGTCAATCACTGTCTTGTTCCTTTTCCATCCTGTCGATAGCGGTGCTCATCTTATCGAATAAGGTTTCCGTTCCTTGAATATTGTCAAGATGTGCGATAATACCGCCTAGTTCTCTTACCACATAAGGTTTCTCTACTCTCGCTGCAAACGCAAGTGCGTCACGAAGATGGATTTCTGCCTTCTTGAGACTTTCTGAAGTTTGTTCTGATAATGCCATTAGTCTTTCTTGATTGAGTTCCAATCGTCTTGGAATAATTGTAATCCCTTGTCGGTTAGAATGTGGTTATACATCTTGCCAAATATAGCAGGAGGCATAGTAACAACGTCTGCTCCTACTGAGAAACAATCTGCAACATCTTTCACATTTCTGAGTGATGCAGCAAGAACTTGAGTTCTTGACAGGTGTTCTCTATATAGTTTCGCAATGTCCTTAACCAACCCTAAACCATCAAATGAATTATCATCAACTCTTCCTACAAATGGTGAAATATATGTAGCTCCTGCCTTTGATGCCAGTATTGCCTGTGCAACTGAGAAACATAGTGTTACGTTTACTGTGAATCCGTCACTTGACAGTAACTTACATGCTTTTAGACCTTCTACCGTCAATGGCACTTTGATAGTCACGTTCTGCATATCTTTGAACGCTTGTGCCTGTTCCACCATTTCCAGAGCTTCTTCTGCAACTACCTCTGCTGATATAGATTCAAAAAATGGGAACTCTCCAGATATTTTCTTAATTGTTTCTACAGGATCTCCACCGCTTTTGAGTATGAGTGATGGGTTTGTTGTCACACCGTCAATAAGACCTGTTTGATTAAACTTATAGATGTCTTCAAATACGGCAGTATCAAGAAAGATTTTCATTGTTTGATTTTTTGTTCGCTTTTTTAATAAGTTTGGCGTAGAGTACGTCTTCTCTACTATAGAGGGTTGGAAACTTTTTTGCAACTTTTATTAACCTTTTTGCTGTTTTTCTTTGGGATTCAACACACATTTTGTATTTTTTCGTATCATTTCTTTACTATTTAGCACAGGTGATAAGTAAAAATACGCACTGGACTCATTTAAAGATTGTCTTAACTTTCTAACCACTAAAAGTTGTTTTTCAAGTGAAGTCATCTAGTCTTTGTTTCTATTAGCTTTGCAGTTTCTATCTCATCGCTTTCATCTGCATTTGTATGATGAGTGACTTCTTTAAGTGTTTTGAGATACTCTATAACATGTTCTCTGATCTCCATGAGTTCATTGAAACAGTTTTGATTATGAGCACAACCACGCAAATCGTGGTCTGGTTTTAATACTGACTCTGTGAATAGAGATAATGCTCTATCATATTTGATAGCTGGTGTTTCTTCCCCAACTGAGGCTTGGTCTTTCATTGTAGTAAGATAGTAATTTTACTAATTGCTATTGTCGCTAGAAAACATAACATAATTACAACATCAAATTGTTTATGTTTGATATAAAATGGCATACAAATTAAATCTGCTACAACGTGCATCATAGCACCATAAAGTGTTGATATGTGTAGTATAACAAAATATGCACAAATAATCAATACCGAACCAGTTACTCTACCAACAACTAATAAATTCATCCGAATGTGTGTATGTTATAGTGTTTGCGTATTGGTGGATATTTGGGTTTAGTTTTTACTTTTACCACTTTGTATATCCTGAGTAGTTGTTCTGATTTTAGCATAAATTTAAAAATTAAGGAAGTGTTTGTCTGCTTGCTGATACAAATAAGATAGATTGATTGGTGGTAGTATTGGATTTATCTCTCCAATATTACACTCATAATAATCTCCATCTTGAAGTGCTATCATAGCACCATCAGCACCCTCTTGGTATAAACTTCTTGCGTGTTCATCTTCTACAACTACAACTCTTCTTGCTGTAAGATCAATAACAAGTAACCAATCAAATGTGCTAATTTGTCTGAAGTCTTCTACAGTTTTTGTCTCACTTAGAAATGATTTGACTTTAAACTTCTTAGTTGCTTTTGGGTCTTTAACTTTATAAAAAAGATTCTTACCCATCTTAAGTTCAATCTTCTTATCTTCCCACTCAAAGTCATAACCATTTTGGTCAACTCTATCAATGTTTGAAAACTTATCTAAAGCTTTCTCTACCATAGTTGCCCTTGCAAAGTTATCTGCATTGGATGTAAATCCTTTGTCAGAATATAAAGAGTCAACGACTCCAAATACTCTATTCCAATCTACATTTGTTTCTAGTTCTTTAATTAAGTTCATGAGTTTACTACGGATGTTGCCGCCTCTCCTTTGTTGAATATAGTGTCAACAACTGCTTCGACCTTTCTTGCAGTTGATATACCCACGTTAGAGTAAACTGGAATACATACAAGTCCAAATACTTTGTCTGAATTACCCTTACGAATGACTCTACCGATTGTCTGACTAATACCTATGTAGTCCATTGAACGCATAAACAATACTGCTTCAAGACCATTGACATTGATACCCTCTGAGAGTATGCTGTGATGTAATACAACAAACTTTTTGTCTGTCCTACCCCACTCATTAAGAGTATTGAAGAAAGTCTCTCTGTCAACCTTCTCTCCATCAATCATCGCACCTGTCTTTGCTGTGATAAACATATAAGAGTAACCACGAATCGCAAGTTGCTGAACGAAATCTGTCTGTGATACAAGTGCAACAATCTGTCTGGTTGATTTAGCACATATCAACACTTTGTTCTTGTCAAGATTATCAATCGCACCAATCATTTGCTCATTGTCTCTGTCTGCAACCAACTCATCTTTCTTGAGTATTCTTGAACGATACACCTTGACTTTAGGTGGTAGTATGTAACCCTGCTTGACTAACTTTGGTGCAGGTACTTGACATATCACACCACCATATACCTCTGTCCAGTTCATACCTGCTTTCTCAGGAGAACGACTATGCTTTGGTGTTGCTGTAAAGAAATAGCATCTACCTGCATACTGTGAGAAGTAATCGGTAGCAGGGAAAAAGTTTTTCTGTACTGAGTTGTGTGCTTCATCAAAGTAGATAGTATCAACCATAATACCACTTTCTTCAATCCTGTGAAGTGAATGATAAGTTGTAAATATAATAGTTCTACTGAAGAAATTTACTAAGTTCTGTTCAACAAATCCCTGTATCTCAAGTGGATTAGTGGTGCTAAACATACCTTTGATTTTACCACTATGAACGTGCATCACATCAACATCATTGTATTTCTCATCAATGATTTCCATAAATTCGTGTGATAGTTGCTCTGCAAGTAGTATGCGTGGTGCAACGACTACAACTGTACCATAATCTTCCAACTGCTTGACAGCATCCATAATCATACAGATGGTCTTACCACCACCAGTAGGAACAATGACTTGTCCTTTGTCATTGTCTAACATTGATTGGATTGCTTGCTCTTGATGTGGTCTTAGTTGCATTAGTTTTCTTTAGATGTCCTTATTATAGCATAAAAAAACCCCCTGTGTAGGGGGTTGTGACACTATTCAAAGTGGTTAATCATCATCTACATCCTCTTTATGTCTAGTGGATTTGTTATGGATTTCATCAAGTTTCCAGTTGTTGATAACTTTTTGTCCGATTCTAGGAGAATCAAGAACACCTGCTGCAACTAAAATATTGTATGTATCTACAAATTTGTCTTCAACAATCAACAAATCCATTATCACACCTGATGTTTTTTCTGTCCACTCTTTGGGAGATTTCATCGTTAATCTCTCTGCAAGAAATTTCTTGAACCCTGCTTTTTTATCTGTTGTAAGATAATTAT